TTACAGAAGAGTTAAATGCTTTCATAACTTCTGCACCAGCGTTAAGTACGAGTACTCCTGCTGGTATTTCTAGAAGTTGGAAAACATCTCCGTCTGCACCTGAGTATCCTTTTGCAGCCATGTCATCAATATCAAGAGTAGCTTCAATGTTATACATTACGTGGCTATCTTTTTTAGATGGTAAAGCAGCAATCGAGTCAGCCCCTACACCTACGGTATCGGCATCAGTCATATCATATGTAGCCATGATCTATCCTCCTTAACCTGCGATGTTATAAATGGCGCGACAAAGAGCTTCTGGGCGAAGAATCTTACGTCCGTATAAATGCATACCACGAACAATATCAGCAAAGCTGTCGTTGTCACGATATGTCTCTACCTTCTCTACTTGAGAAGCTGTAGCAACAGCAGAGTCGTGTCCTGCAACAATAACACCAAAGTTAGAACTTGAACCGTTAGTGTCGATAGTTGATGCACCTGTTCCTACTGAAGGAAGGTTGTTGGACATATAAACTCTAAAGCCTCTGACCATACCAGAGATAATGCGTCCATTCCTTAGAATGTCACCAGCATTTTGTCCACCAGCAAAGTCATTGTTTAGAAGCTTACTGTTTTCGTCGTTTAGCTGTTCAGCAAAGACAGGATCAATAACGACCCAACGACCATCACGGTCTACGTTTTGCTGGTCTAGTAAACGAGCCATACGGTTTAGAACCTCCAACGGAGTTGCTTCACCTGTAGATCCATCTGGATGCGTAGCAATGGAATCAGAGGCAGAACCACCTGATACAAAGCTTGCGCGAGAGATCTTCATGTTAGCTAATAAACCGTCTGCTGCAACAGATACTGGATCAGTACCTGATTTGTCAGCAGCTACTCTAGCTGTACCTGCATTTGAATGTAGTGCAGATTGTTTGAAACCAGATAAGTAACCTAGTACTTCTTGGTCAAACTGGTCTTTTAGACGATACCCTGCACGATCACTTGCCATTGATTCAAAGTTTACGTGAGAGTGTGCTTCTTCAATGTCATCAATTTTAAAAGCAAAGTAGTTAGCTTTATCAACAACAAGGGTGAAGTCCTCATCGTCTAAGTCTTGTGGAGTTACTTGCGTACCCCTTGCATATTCTTGAACCGTGATTTCTGGTTCCTTGATAATACGTACTGTATCACCAAAATTTGCGATCTCACCAAAGTAATCACTGTTGGTAATATCTTCAATCACGCTAGTTTTACGGAAAGCCGATTGTACCTTCTTACTGTAAATAACAGGTGAGAAGTTACCGTTAGGTAGGTTTCCGTAACCAGCAGCAGTCTTAAAAGCCATTGGTCATCTCCTTTCGGCTATTATCGAAACGAGCCAACTATTGACAATTCAAGGCTACATCTTTAGGGTGAGGAAAACCTGGCCTAACGAGTGTAGGTAGTTGAAACTTCTTCAGTTAGCATAAACAGGAAGGTAGTCTTATTACTAAGAGGCTTCCGAACACTAGCAAATACCTATGCTAGTTTTAGTAATATACAAAGTATATCACATTTTAATTAATTTGTCAAGACTTTTTTTATCTTGCACCACCACTAATATCATAAACAAAAGTGCCGTTTGCTATAGATTCTGAGATAGCATCTTCATGCTTTTCCCAATCCTTACTGCTAAGATTTTTTACCCTAGACTCTGACCATACATTACGATCTTGTGTCTTTGGTTCTTCTGCTCTAGAGGATTTCTTTACAGACTTAGCAGCTTCTTTAGTTTCTGATTTAGTAGCTGGTTTATTTGTCTCTAGTTTATATAGATCAATCGCTTTAGCGGCAGCTAAATGATCAGTGTCATTCTCATACAAAGCAGACTGTATCCACTTTGGTTGTGCTGCTACCCACTCATGGAAGTCTTCACTAACACGTAGCTCTTGAAAGTCTGGATGAAGTTTAGAAAGTTCTGTCTCAGCTTTTTCTATCTGAACTTTAGTCTGCATTTCATCTACATACTTTAACTTTTCTTCTACATCCTTTCTAGCTTCTATGGCTTTCTTTGTAGCGATTGTTTCTACTATCTTGGCAACGTCTGGATATTTCTCAGCCCATTGCTCTAGTTCTTCATCTGTTTTAGGTAGCTTAACTTGTTTTCTTGTAAGTCCTTCTACCTGTTCCTTTAGACTACGTATTTCAGAATCATGTGTTTCCTGTATCTTTTGTACGTGTCTACGTAAATCTCCATATCTCTTTTTAAATGTTTTTTCTTCAGGATCAAGTTCAGCTTCTGCTTTTGCTTCTTGTTCAGCCTCTACTTCCTCCTCTTCTACTTTATTTCTTTCTGCTTCTAGTTCCTCAATCTCTTTATCTTCTTCTTCTATGCTTTTCTTTTTGTAACGTATTGGTTGTGTTTTTACTTCTTGTACTACTTGCATTTTATTTCACTTTCTTTTCGGGGGCATCTAGTAGCTTTTCACCATGAAAAGGGTAGAAGGTAGCCCTAACATATAGATTACGTAACGTAACCCACTCCTTCGACATATTGGCCTTGACCCATTATGCCTGAACGTGACTCTTGTCTGGACGCTCTTGCAGGTTTTCCAGATAAAATATTTAAGCCACTATTAACTACACTAGCATCTGCTGGTGCATCTAATTCAAATTGATTTAAAAACGCTAATGCATCTTGATCTTTTTTCTGATCACTGGTTGCAAGTTTATCTAAATCAGCGTTTACTACAGTTTGTATTTGATCACTCTGTTGGAAGTTACTTGGATCTACTTCTTCACCAAAGTTATCTATTTCATTAAAGAATACTTTTTTAATTACATCTCTATTTGTAGCACCCTCTGGTATATCTGAAGGTTTTAATCCCTCTTTAAGTATTCTACGTTTGTCTGCTAATGCATCTATAGCACTCTTTAACTTTTCGCTTTTTGCTACAGTTCCACCTGCTACATCAGCCATGATATCCGTTTTACCTTTATCATAGTTATCCATTATACGAAAATATTCTTCACTGTCAATACCTGTTTGATCTAATATAGTTTTTAATTCTTTATCAGTTCTGTATCCAGTATCCATACCTTCTGTAGGATCATATACATATGAAGACTTTTTCTTTCTAGTTTGTAACTTTGGTCCTTCTAACATCGGATTACCTTTGTAGAAATAATTTTCACTTCTTATATCACCAAAGTCTTCTGCCATATTAGGCATATCTTTAAATGGATCTCCTAATATATCTTCTCTTATCTCTTCGTATGTTTTAGGTTTCTCCATCTCTTCTGATTGATCACCCATTTGCACATCACCTGATACAGTTCCTACACCAGCTATGTTGTAATCTACTCCACCACCAGTATTAAACTTTGCCATTAGACCGCCTGATCGTAGCTCTGCTCCACCTGTAGTATCTCCTCCATCATCTTCTGCATCGTCCTCACTAGTGTCGTATCCACCAACTGCACTATCATCCTCATCACCAGGATCTACTTCTCTTGAAACATCATACCCAACAGTCATAGATCTATCATCTAAATCAGATTGAGTACCTGGTCCTCCTATAGTTTCACTTATTATATCTTTTATAGACTGACTAATTACATCAAAACTTTCTGCTGTGCCTCCTACATCAGGATCAGCAGGGTCTGCTCCCTCTGGACCTGTTTCTAAAGTTTTAAATCCACCTACTAAACCTTTATCTACACTAACATTTCCTTTAGGAGTTTTAATTTTTACCACTCCTACTTCAGGATCAAACACAGTTTCAAAGCCTACAGGGTTACGTTGATTAGCTATATCTGCTCTAATTTTTAATGCATCATCATCTAATGTTCTATCTATATCTATATTTCTATTTACCTCTCCACCTTCTGCCATCTTTGGTGGACACATCATACCTTGAGGTTTAGCTGCTATAATTACAGTTTCTGTTACCTTACCTTCAGGTTGTATAAACTTCATCTCATCATCATCATTTTCAGGCTTACCATTCTCATCAACATTCTGGATCATACCTAGATCCTCCATCTGTTGTATCTCATGTAACACCCTTTGATGCATATCCATAATACGCTCTAGTCCTAAATACCTGACTACATTAGCAGGTAGTACGTATTCACCTTCTGACAACATTGCAGGTATATCATCTGCTACTTCTTCAGGTTTAGCTAGAGGTGGTGGATCTCCCTCATCTTCATCCTCATCATCATTATCCTTACCATCAAAGTCTGCTTCTACAGCACCACCTTTCTTTAAGGTTTGGGGTTTTTCTTGTGGGATGGGAGTATCACCTTCATCATCATCACTATCAAAAAGATTACTAATAGAAGAAAAGAAGCTGGAAAAAATATTGTCACCAGTAGGTGCGTTATCTATTTCTTCTTCTGAGGGTACTAAGGTTCTATCCTCTGGTTCTGCTTGAGGAGGCATATCTCTAAATTTTCCTGGTGACTCCTCATCAATTAACATTTTTTGAGTGTCATCCATTTTAGGTTTTTCTTTGGGCATTGGAACAGCTTCTCTGCCATCATCTCTTTTCGTTTCCATAGTAGGCATAGTAGCAGCTTCTCTGCCATCATCTCTTTTTGTTTCCATAGTAGGCATAGTAGCAGCTTCTAAATTATCTTTATTGCTTTCGTTTCTAATTGCTTCTGATATATCTTCCATTCTAGAAGCAACCCCACTACCTGAAACTACTGCTTCATTATACTCTTCATTTCTTAAAAATTCTTGTGCTGCTTCTTCAAAATTACCTTCGTTTAATAATTTTAATGTTTTAGGACTACCTGAAAGATCTCCTCTAAAAAAACCATCTACTACAAATTTTTGTAGGTTTTCACTATATTCACTAAAGTTAGGTAACTTCCTTTCTATTAGTTCTAGTTTACTCTGTATGTCTTTTTCTAATAGTTGTTCTGCTTCTTCCTCAGTTATTTTCATACCCTTCTTTACATCAGCACCATGATGTCCAACACCAATAGTATAATTTAATTCACCAGGAAGTTTATAAGCTTCTAACTTTAAACCTTCTTTTTGTATAAGATGATCTTTTAACTTTTCTAAACTTATCATATCAGGTTCCTTTAGCTGCGGTCTGTATTTCTAATCGCATATTTTCCATACGTCTTAGTATATGCAGTTGTCCTTGCGCTCTGTATATTTCTACTTCATCGTCACTCTGTTCTAGTATACGATAAGCACTTTCTTTTTTATTATCTAAATATAACGTAAACAATTCATCAAAATCTGGTTGATTAACTAGAGGTAATAAATCTCTAGCCACTCTCTGATCAAGCATTACCTGCACCACCTTGTTGTAACATTGCCATTAACTCAGGGGGAATCTGTTGTCCTCCTCCTTGTTGAGCCTGTTGTTGTTGCTGTTGTGTACCTGCATTAGGTCCACCACCTGTAGCAAATCCTTGTTCTCCTGGTGCTGGTGCTTGACCTGTACCTATATTACCACCTCCTGCTCCTGTAGGATCTTGTGCAGGTTGTGGATTTTCTTCAACTATTTTTTGTTGCATTTGCTGTAATAGTATAGCCTGTCTAAATGCTTCTTCAGGATTGTTTGTTACCTTATCTACATCCAAATCCATTGTTGCTGCTATCTCACGCATAATATATGGGAACTTAGCAAACGGTGCTAGGACAGGACTACTTGC